ATGCAACAGTTCGCTATTGCAGGGGCGGCATCGGTTCGCCCTTTCAACCCGATTTTATCGGTACAGCATTCACGAAAAAACATTCTAACCGGAGCAGACTTTAAACAACCAAGAATGAAAAGTTTGCTCGAAAAGCTTTGGGATATTTTGAAACAACAAGGCCGCCCATGAGTTTTACAGATAACTGGTCAGACGAAGAATTCATTCGTCAGATGAAAGATTTAATCGGTAACGAAGGAGATATTCATGTCACTTGCAACCACAGTGAAGGAGAGCAAGTTACAGAGACGCATGTACACGCAGAAAGCTCTCTGGTATCGCCATAATGGCGACCGCGAAGGAATGCGGGTATGCCTTAATTTGTCCCGAGTAGAAGTATTAAATCAGCGTTATTTCCTTGGGCCGTGTCCATTCTGAGAACAATCATATGAGCAAAGAATTTTATGCAAGACTGGCAGCTATTCAGGAGAATCTGAACGCGCCAAAGAATCAGTACAACTCATTCGGTAAATATAAATACAGAAGCTGCGAAGACATTCTTGAAGGCGTTAAGCCGTTACTGAATGGCCTGTTTTTATCAATCAGCGATGAAGTTGTGTTGATTGGTGATCGGTATTACGTGAAAGCCACGGCAACTATTACCGATGGCGAAAACAGTCATACGGCAACCGCTCTCGCAAGAGAGGAAGAAAGCAAGAAAGGAATGGATTCTGCACAAGTTACTGGAGCTACAAGCTCTTATGCGCGCAAGTATTGCCTTAATGGTTTGTTCGGCATTGATGATGCGAAAGATGCAGATACAGACGAGCATAAACATCAGCAGAACGCAGCAGCAAAGCAATCAAAACCATCACCTACACCTGAACAGGTTCTAAAAGCATTCACTGACGCAGCAATGCAGAAAAACACCGTGGAAGAGCTTAAACAGGCGTTCGCCAAAGCGTGGAAGATGCTCGAAGGCACACCGGAGCAGCACAAAGCGCAGGACGTTTACAACATCAGACGAGACGAATTAGAAGGAGCGGCTGCTTAATGGCACATTCGATTACTGTAAGACTAAACAAGCCCGCAAGAGAGTTTCAGGCCGGGGAAAATATCGGATTCAACATCCGTGCTGGCGTTCAGTATTACGATCGCCAGACAAAAAAGAAAGAATGGATAAACTACAGCGCCGTTGTATTTGCCAAGCCGGGAGCGCAAGCGGATTACTACCGTAGTGTTCTTGTTGAAGGTGGAATTGTGGAAATTACCGGAGAAAACATCAGGGTTGATGTTTATCAGGGGCAAAATGGTCAATCAATCACTCTTGAATTACTGAATGCAAAGATTGGATTTGCAGCTTCAGGAAATGGCCCGCAGCGGCAAAGTAGTAACCAGCAGAACACTCCTGTATACGACGATTCCATCCCATTCTGATTTAGAACAATAAGGATTTAATTATGCCAGCGCCTCTGTATGGTGCGGACGACGTGCGCCGCTGTTCCGGCAATTCCGTATCGGAGGTGCTGGATAAATTCAGAAAAAACTACGACCGGATAATGTCTCTACCGCAGGAAACGAAAGAGGAAAAGGAATTTCGCCACTGTATATGGCTTGCAGAGAAAGAAGAACGCGAGCGAATTTACCAGACATCAATCCGACCATTCCGCAAAGCCACATATACCCACTTCCCTGAAATTGACCCGCGCCTGCGTAATTACCGCTCACGTTATGGCGCTATCAGTAATGACTGAGGAATTTACCATGAGAGGACTTGCATACAATCCCGGCATTCTTCCGGCAGAAATGATTATTCGCCAACGCGTAAAGCCAATGCCATCGAGAGAGGAATTACTTAAGAGAAATTCTTTTCCATCAGTGAATGAAAACAAATATCTGAATGCGATGTGGCGCAAAGGAGGCAGCCAGTGACTAACCGTTTTTACATGATGTGCTCGCGTGAAACTGTGGGCAATAACGCTTCATTCCATTGCCATAACGGCAATGGTTACAGTTCTGATATCGATCGCGCTCATGTTTACACGCTGGAAGAAGCCCAAAAAGCCTGGAATTGTGGGCGAGATATCGATCAGCCTGTTTGCGCTGATAGCGTGGATGCAATGGCAGTGTGGCACGTTGATTGCCAGTACATCCCTACAGAAAGCCTGATTGAGTCAGATTGCACTGCGTATGTGGCCTACAAAAAAGGTAGCTGGAACGGCAACGATGTTTACTGGCTTCAACACGGTGGATTGCCAACAGATGACTTCAGTAAAGCGACCATCTTTAGCGTCGCCAACAAAAACGAACCAGGAATAGTTTGGTTGCCATTTTCCATTGCTGATGCAGCAAAGCGCAGGACGTTCAATATCAATAACTTTAACCGCAGAACAATGGTTCAGGGCGCAGGTTTGGTCATGCCTGACTGGTTGAAAGAGCAGAACAGAAGAAAGAAGTCGCGAAGCGGGAAGGTGCGTTGGAATTGTCCGCATTGCGGAAAAATCTCCTGGCAGTACAGCCCATATGATTTTGAAGGCTGTAGTGATTACAACTGTGAAGGATGGCGAGAATGACAATTGACTATCAGGCACTGCGTGATGCGGCAGAAGCAATAAAAATAGCAGCCACACCACAAAAATTGCTGGCATTTCGTATGAAGGTCACACCTCAGGTTGTGCTGGCACTACTGGATGAACGGGAAAGAAACCAGCAATACATCAAACGCCGCGACCAGGAGAACGAGGATATTGCGCTAACGGTAGGGAAGCTGCGTGTTGAGCTTGAGGAGACAAAATCAAAACTCAACGAGCAGCGTGAGTATTACGAAGGTGTTATCTCGGATGGGAGTAAGCGCATTGCAGAGTTAGAAAGTGATTCTCAGGCACAAAAATTAGTTGAAGCAATCATTGTTGCGATAGAAAACGAACAGGAACGTCTTTTTGATGAAGATTACCTAATGGATTCGAAAGAATGCATTGACGTAATTAGTGAAGAAGTAAAGCGATGGAATGATTCCCGCGCCGCTGGCATCAAGGAGGAGTCTGAGTGATGGTCATTTCACCTATAACGCTGAAAGCGGCGCAGGAATTTATCGCACAGCACCACCGACACAATAAACCACCAGTGGGGCATAAATTCAGCATTGGTCTGAGAAATAATGCCGGAGAATTGATAGGTGTGGCGACAGCTGGTCGACCTGTTGCACGACATTTGGACGATGGATTAACGCTTGAAGTAAATCGCACATGTACCACAGGAGAACGCAACGCTAACAGCGCGCTTTATGGTGCTGTCTGGCGGGCAGCAAAGGCTATGGGTTATCAACGTTGTATTACGTACACCCAGGCAGATGAATCAGGAGCATCTCTTCGCGCAGCTGGTTTTGTTCGTGTGAAAGAGCTTCCTCCAAGAAAAAGCTGGGCGGAATCAAGCGTCGCCATGCGGAGTAAGCGCGATCCGGTCGGAAACGGTGGTGTTCCTCGTGTGCTCTGGGAAATCAGGAGAATGAGTACCACTGGCATTCGCATCAAAGGAGAGTGATATGGCAACTTTGACAAAAAAAGAACAAGCATGGTTGAGCGAATTACAGGACGTTCTTGATCGCTGTCCATCACCGAAAAAAATTGGTTTTTACACCATTGGCGATAAAAGCATTTACCTTTATGACCTACGCCGCATGGATGAAATCATGGAGGCTCTTGATAATCGTTCGTCGGTGGATTGGTGTGTTGCTGTCCATGATATGAATGCCGGATTTGATGAAAAGATTTTATTCCCCTCATCAGTTGAAAGCACAGCAGGATAAGGACTAACACATGACAACGTTCACCGACAAAGAACTGATTAAAGAAATCAAAGAGCGTATAGGCAGCCTGGACGTCCGAGACAATATTGAGCGTCGGGCTTATGAAATCGCACTGGCATCGCTGGAAGCAGAGCCTATTGGCGCATTCCACATTGCAGAACAGCAAGTTGACGGCACAAGTGACTACATCAAGGATGGGGAATGGCCTATTGATAATGGGATTATTGAAGTCTACGCCGCTCCGCCAGTACCGGTAGTACCTGCTGCATTACCTGAGAACGACGATGAGGATGGGCATGACATTGATTATCTTGAGCCATCTGAAGTTTACGCGCTTGGGCGAACAGCTGGCTGGAACGCCTGCCGCGCCGCCATGCTTCAGGGTAAATCCGAACAACCACAAAACGCACAACAAAATATTCCGGAAAATATTCCCGGTGGCAACTCTCCGGTAACTCCTGATGGTTGGATAAGCTGTAGTGATCGAATGCCAAACGAAGAAGATGTTTTGGTTTATTGCTCAGACACTAAAGAGCAGATGGTAGGGTTTCACAAAGGTAAAGGGTTATTTCAATTCTTTTACATGAATGGTGTTGAGGGGGTATGTGAGCCGTCACACTGGATGCCGCTACCAGAGCCTCCACTTTGAAAGCGAAGCTTATACATATCTTTTACATCAGCAATCTATTGTTAATCTCCAATCAATGTTACGTTGTCATCTCACTCATGCTTTGGAGGTAGTGATATGTCTTGTCCAAAATGCGGTTCTGGAAATATTGCAAAAGAAAAAACAATGCGTGGATGGTCTGATGATTATGTGTGCTGCGATTGCGGATACAACGACTCTAAAGACGCATTTGGAGAGCGTGGTAAAAACGAGTTTGTCAAAATTAATAAAGAAAGCGAAGGCAACGAAAAAAGCTAATTTATTTATTCATATATGAAAACAATGTAACCAATATTCGAATTGAAGAACTGAAAGAACACCAAGCCGCCTGATGGCGGTTTTTTATTGGAGACAAGAAATGTCAGATTTGGCTATGAAGGTTTTGAAATGGCAATCGACTGGCGATGTCGGCATCAGTAGCGCAACTATTGCCTCAATCGCATGTGGACTGAAAAAGAATATCTATGGTCATCACTTCGGCGCTCCACATGACGCAGCAGATTTCCGACGATGCGTTGCACTTGTTGAGCAGATTCCAGAAATCAGAGATTCATTCGACAAGGTTGCAAAGCGCGTTCCGGCATTCAAAGGAATCCTCAACGAATGGGATTCACTCGTTGCTCTGTTGAAGTCTGAAATGAAGACGTACGGGAACAAAGCACCAGAGACTTACAGAAGAATCAGCGAGCTACGCAAGGACTAACCCGCCTCACACTCGATGAGGCATTTTCATTTATCAAGATATCCAGACCTACCATCGCCGCATCAATGCGGTTTTTTATTGCCTGATTTGCAGGTTCGATTCCCTATTCGGAGATAGCACTCATGCAACACGAACTACAGCCTGATTCACTGGTTGATTTGAAATTCATCATGGCTGATACTGGCTTCGGTAAAACCTTCATCTATGACCGGATTAAGTCCGGAGACCTGCCTAAAGCCAAAGTTATCCACGGGCGAGCAAGATGGTTATATCGTGACCATTGTGAATTCAAAAATAAGCTCTTAAGCCGCGCCAATGGGTAA